GCCCGTGAAGGTATCGATCATGGAGGACGCGAGCGCGAGCGTTTCCGCCGTGACCGTCTTACCGGTCTGCGCGGTTACCTGCTCGACAGTTGCCCACATGACGCGTTCCCTTCGTTTCGTTGGGGGACCGGCCGGGACGGAGGAGGCCACTCGTCCCGGCCGGAGATCCCTACGCCTTCGGCGCTGCGGCCTTCTTCGCCGGAGTCTTGCTCTCGACGGCCGCGTCATACTCCGTGGACGGGAGGTCCGGGAGCAGACGGCCGCCGGAGGTACGCCGACCGCCGAGACCGCGCGCTTCGGTCGGATCCGGAGCGTTCTCGACGTACTCGCCGTCCACGATCCGGCTCTTCGCCGAAGGCGTGACGGACGGGTTCTCGAAGGTCTGTCCGTTCAATTCCTTGTCAGCCATTGCCGTTCCTTTCCGGTAGTGCGGGAGGGAAGCAGAACCGGCCGTCTCGCACGGGGGACGAGACGGCCGGAGCACTACGAGCCCGGCGTGATCTCCAAGACGGAGACCGCCTGCGGCACGGTGACCACGAACGCGCGACGCATCATCGCCTTCATGATCGCCTCATCGGAGAGGAAGCCGATGCCCTGCGCGGCGCGCTGCCACTGAACGCCCGGGTTGCCGGGAACCATGCCGGGCGAGGTGCGGGCGAGCCCGCGCTTCAACGCCTGCCGGTTCCCGATCACGATCAGCGGGTTCCCGGTCGGCGCGTCCGTCATGGTCGCGTTCGTGCGCGCGCCGGTCGTGAACCGGAAGTCCGTGTACCCGAAGAGGCTCGCGCCCGCGCCGGACTGCTGTGCGCCGGGGATGAAGATCGGGTTCCCGTCCGCGTCCCGGACGCCACGGAAGATGGACTTGATCTGCGGCGAAGCGAGGAGGAACGTCTCGCTCTCGTCGTAGAAGTCGGACTCCTCGTACTTCGCGAGCCACGCGATCACCGCGTCCTGCCAAACGGTCTGGCCGGTCGGCGCGGCGGAGGTCAGACGCGGGATCTGCGTCCGGTTCGCGTTCGCCGTGTAGTTCCCCCACGGGGTCGTCTGCGCGGTCGTGACCGCCTGATAGATCGAGACGAACGGCGAGGTCGTTCCGTTCATCGCGGTCGTGACGCCGATGCACGCGTTGTCGAAGACCTTCGCGAGCGCGGAGCCTGCCTCCTGCTCGATCCGGCGCATCGTGCCTTCGCCGGTGATCGTCTCGGCGAGATCCTCTTCGGCCACCTTCGCCGCGCCGCCGATCTTGCGGGCGATGAGGTCCACGAGATCCTGCGTGTTGGTCGAGAACCCGTAGTCCGCGCCCTTCGCGACGGTCGCGACCGTGAAGCCACCGAAGCGGGCGACCTGCTTCGTGTCCGTGGTCATCGTCTCCGGCGGCGCGAGCGCCTCGATCGCGGAGACCTTCGCGACGCGCTGAATCACCTCGTTCGAGGTTTCGATCGGGATGAGGTTTTCGAGATCCTGACGGTTAGCAGTCACGCCGGTTCAACTCCTTCGTTCGGCGCGTACGGGACAGGGTTCGTCTCCGCGTTCATCCGAACGGGGGAACATCGGCGTAGGCATCCGCCTAGCGTTACTGGTCAAGATACACGAGGGAGCCCGGCCGCGCCATGCGACCGGGCTCTCTGACTACCGGGATCCGAGGATGCGCTTATACCTGCTCGCGTCGGGATCGGAGGTCGTCTCCTTCGTGTCCTTCCGGCGCGCGCTCGCGGTCCGGGGAACGCGGGAGCCGGGAGCCTTCTCCTTCGCGCCGAAGATGGAACGAAGCTTCTCGATGCGATCCTCGATCTCGTCCTCGTCCGGATCGCCGTCATCGTCCACGGAGATATCGGAGAGGTCGATCATCGCGATCACGTCGGCCTGATCCGTCTTGTCCGTGACTCCGGCGGCGGCGAGAACGGTACGGGCGGCGGACTTCACGATCTTCGCGTTCGCGGTCGCGACCGGATCCGGCGCGTCGTCGCCGTCCTTCTTCGACGCCTTCGCGAGTTCCTCGCGCGCCTTCCGGAGATCGGCCTTCGCGCGGTCGCGGGCGCGGATCGCCTTCAAGAGTTCGGGATCCTTCTTCGGATCCTTCTCGTCTTCGCCGGAATCGTCGTCGTCGTCGTCCGCGTCGTCGTCGGTCTCTTCGGTCTCCTTCTCGTTCTCGCCCTTCGGGTTCTCATCCTCAGTGCCGGGCGGGTTCGAGTCGTCTTCTTTTGCCACGAGTTAGCCTCCTCGTTTCTTCGCGCGAAGCATCCGCCGCGCACGTTGTTCTACGCTAGCAGGGAGACCGGCTCCCGCGCTTAGCAACGCATCCGCCGCCCGCGCCATAGCGGGAGACGATGCGTACTCCGTCCATTGGTAGACGACGGAACGTCTTGCCTCCGCTGCGAGCCGCGCCGCCGGAGACGTCGAGGATCGAGACGAAGGCGGCTTCCCGGCCGGGAGATCGACGGACCGGAGTTGGCATCGACAGTTGGGATGCAGCGGGCAGGAGCCGACCGGCATCACGCCTTTCGCGTTCGGATCGAACGAGACCGGCGGGAAGTCGTCGCCGGGCTCGACTACCCATCCCGCGTGCGCGAGGCAGTGAAGGCAGGCGTTCCGCTCCGCGACCCACATCACGCGGAGCTTCATCGTGCGCGCCACGTCGAGAACGCCTGCGTTGATCCCCTCGTTCGCCACGTACCGCGCGTGTCCCTCGATCCGCGCCTGTCCGGCCTTCACCTTCGAGGCGAGCGCCGCCGCGTCCGTGTTGGTCCGGATCCCTTGTGACGCAAGGGATTGCGCTTCGTCCAATATGGAACGGAGCGCGCGGTCCGGATCCGGCGTGACGCGCTTCTTCGGCGTCTTCGTGGAGGATGCTTTCGCGCGGGCGGCCGGGGAAGCGAACCGTTCCGCCTCCCGCTTCACGCCGAGACGATGCGCCTCGATCGCCGCGTTCGCGAGGGGACGCTTCATCGGCTCCCAACCGAACCGGCGGATCTGTGACGCGAGCGCCTTCCCGATGGCGGATGCCTGCTCCTCCGTCACGGTGCCGCCCGCGCCTGCTTCTGCGCCCGCGAACACGACGAGGATTTGCCGGATCAGCTTGTCGAGCGCGCCGGACACGGCTCCGGCCACCTCGCGGAGAACCTGCTCCTCGAAGGCGACCGTCTCCGCATCCGGCGTGTCGTCGGCCGGTCTAGGCTTCGGTCTCGCCGCCGCCGGTAGCTTCGGGCCGGTCACGCATGATCCTTTCGGTCTCGTCCGCCACGGAGCGAAGCAGGCCGGGAAGCGCTGCGCTGTCATCGATCCACCCGATCACGGTCACGGGGAGATCGCCCACCTGCATCCGGACTTCAAGCGCGTCCGCCGGGCGGTCGTCCGGGACCGGAAGCGGGATCGTCATCGTCTCCGGCATCGTCGGATCCGTCAGTCTCATCGTCATCTTCCCCGTCGTTCGATGGATCGAGAGCCGGAGGGATCTCCTTCTCTTCGAGGATCAGCTTACCGGGCGAGCCCGCTTCGGAGAGCAGCTTCTCCACGAGCGCCGCGATCCGGTCCGGCGGAACGCCGAGAAGCGTTGCGCCCGCGCCGAGTTTCTGCATCGCGTCTCCGAGAAGCGCGAGCCGGGAGATTGCCCGATCGAGCGTCTCCGCGTCGTCGTCCTTCTCGTCTTCCCACGATGCAATGTCTTCGGGCGAGTAGTTCGCTTCGAGGAGGATCGCCTTTTGCGGAACGCCGTGATCGCGGCGGATCGTAGCGGTCGCCCACCAATCGGGATCCGCATTCACTTCCGGAGGAGCCCAATTCACGGTGAGGTCGCCGCCGTCCACTCCCACAATTGCGAGAGCGAGCCCGTACACTTCCCGCCAGAAACGGAGGAGGAAGAGCTTCCGGTCCGCCTCCTTCTTCTTCATCGGCCGTTCCGCCCGGTCCCATGCGACGCCGGACATGTTCGCGCCGAAGCGGGGATCGAACTCCGTAAGCGGCGTACCGGACGCAGCGGAGCCGAGACGGATCCACTGATCGATCGGAGACTCGAATCCCGTGAGGTCCGTTGCGGCGTACTCTCCGACCGCCTTCGTCCCGTGGAAAATCTGCTCCGTGCCGGGACCGGAACGGCGGCCGGATTCGGGGGTACGGACGCGGCCGTTCACGGTGGCGGACGGCGCGTCGGCGTTGTCTCCCCACGGCACGATGTCTCCGGCCTGTTCGAGGAACGCCTTATCGTCCGCGATGCGGTAGCGCTCGCGCCATCCGTGCGTTTCGATTCCGGTCGCCTGCGTGGCGGTCGCCTTCGTCAAGATGTTCTGCGCGCCGATGAAGTCCTCGATCTCGCTCCGCCCGTACGGCAGATCGGACCGCGCGTGCTTTACCGGGATCTCGCCGAAGTCGTGCGGCTCCGGCCAATTGAACTCGTCGGCAGGAACGGACCGGCCGGTCTCGTCCTCCGCGTACGGAAGCCAATCGTTCTCGTCGGTTCCCTTCGCCTCCGGCTGCGTGATGAACGCTTCGAGGCGGTCGGCATACCAAACCTCCGCGCGCCACACTTCGCCGAGAGCCGTCGCCTCCTTCCACCGACTGATGACGTAGCGCATCCGGCGGCCGTCTTCGAGGTCGTACATCGCGCGCGTCGAGAGCGGCGAACGGTACGCGATCTCCACGCCTGCGGCGGCCGTGTCCGTGTCCGCGATCACGTCGTCCGAGAGAGCGTCCTCCGGCTCGACCGGGAA